CCAGAAGCATTTACTGTAGCAACTGTCTGACCCCATGCATTGGTTGCGTTTGCACCAGAGGCATGTCCTAGCCAGTGAATCCACTGTGAGTTACGGTATACAACTTCCTTATAATAGATTGTTGAACCATCATCGCCGCGAGCATCGCTTGCCTTTGATAGATTTGCCCAACGCTCTAGAACTGTATTTGCTGTTCCTGTTAGGAGACCGTCTTCGTCAACTACGATGACATGCACTTCGTCCTTTAGGTTTGCGTTTCCAGTTGTTGCAGCGGCATAGTTTGATGTGTTTGGTGCAGCATCGAAGAATGATGCATATGCCCAGCTCGAGAAGGATGCTTCTTCAGAGCAAACAGAAACTTTAAGAGAATTTCCTAGAGCACCAGGATAACGAGCAGCCCACTGGACTACTGTATTTGATGCCGCATACTGATTGTTGAAGTAATCTTCGTCATTTGCAATCGTTGCATAGTGGCTTGTGTTTGAAACTGCATTGTTTGATGCATTTGCACTAACAGTTGGGTTAATTACACGAACGACGCGAAGGTCGTTGCCGTATGCAAGGAAGTTTGCTGCAGCCATAAAGGAACCTGCAGTATTTGCGTCTGGTGCAAAAAACTTTTGTGCCAAATCAGATTCGCTTGTGACTTGGACAATGGTGTTAGCTGGACCCCAGCGGAATACGCCAACGGTTGCACCAGTTGATGTTCCGACTGCAGGTACGGATGTTGTAAGATCAATTTCAGAAGTGTTAACTCCTGGAGAAACTAAAAATGCCATGGGTTTACTCCTGTCTGGGAGAATAGAAATTCTACGGTTTATTTAGTAAATCGGGGTTTTTAATGCTCGACCACTTTCCATGCTGAACCACCAGACACAAAATCAAACTCTCTTCCATCTACATCAATATGCCCAGCTAACGGCATAGGCAACGCATCTTCTTCAATCTGTCTCATTTGTTCTTGGTATAAACGCTCTTTAAGATTTGTGTTCGTTAAATCTGCAAAAAATGACTGATTTGTTGCCCAAGAAAAAAGTACAAGGCACATTACTAGGTCGTCATGACTACCATCATCAGCCTCGAAACTGGTTCCTTTAGCAATAAAGGTTGACAATTCTGCAATAATATCAAAGTCTTCAATGATTAATTTTTGTTGTTCGATGAGGTTTTTAACAATTGAGCACCCTAGTCTCTTTACAGACTTTGTTGTTCGAATTCCACGATTAGATTTGTTTCCATATCCCCATGTTAAGGCAATCTTAGATTTAATATCTACGGTGGATAAAATATTTTCGTATTCGTAGTCTTCAAACAAACTATCTACAACTTGTTGCCCGTTGTCGTTTATTTCTACTAACGCATAGGCTTGATTGTAATAGTCACCCATCTTCTTGAGAATTGATGGATAAACTAATGGGCTGATATTATTGTCTTTATAAGTTGCAACGACTCTATATGGAATAGCGCAGTCTATTACCACACAGGCTGAGTAGTCTAAACCCTTGCCTCTAGAGGTATCTGCAACTATGATGTAGTTGTGACCTTCTAGTGGTTGGTTATAGATCTTAATGCCGTTCTCAGAAGTATGCAATGGCTTGACAAATGCAAGGGACTTTAAGGCTGCGGCGGAGAGTAAGGTTCCAGCCGATCCCATAAACTCGCATTCCATTTCTTGCAGGAACTTTTCCTCGCCAAGGATGCGTCTTTGGTCATCTGCCCATGCTTGATCGCGCCCTGGAACCTGTCGCCAGTTGGCTTCAATATGCTTAAAGCCATTTTGACCTTCAACTGCTTCCGTCCACATACGATAATAATGGTTCATACCATTTGGCGTGGAAGAAATTAGGATCTTCGACTGTGTACCAGAAGAGATGGTTGGGTATACAGAGGTGAAAAACTCATCAGCAATGTTACTTGGAACGAATGCGAACTCGTCAAGATATAGTAACGAGATAGAGTAACCACGAATCGCGCTAGAAGCGGTAGATGTAGCCATCACGCGACAATTGTTTTCTAGTTCAATATCACCCTTGTTCCAGGTGCGAACACCTTGTTGCAGCCATAGCGGTAAAGCCTCATATGCAATTTTAATGCGATTAAGAATTTCGCGAGCTGTTGGTGCTTTGTTGGCTAGAATGGCTACGAACTTATCTTCGTTAAACAAAATATACCAAAGAATATAGCCAACGACCATCGTAGTCTTACCGACCTGACGACCTGCCTTTACTATAACACGGCGATTGTCGTTAATGTCTTTGACAGCTTGGCGCTGGAATGGATATAAAGATATCTGAACGAAACCTTTATCAAGAGTAATAATCTTTACATAGTTTTCGATAAAGTAGATTGGATCTTTTGCGCATTTAACATACTCACGGACTTGTTCTTCCGTGAGTTGCATTGGCATATTCACACGCTTTAAGTGTGGGTTCCCAAGGTAATGCTTTAACTTAAGACTCATTTTTTATTTGCTTTAATAGATCTGCTGTAGAACCAACGAACACGGCTTTGTCAACAGTGATATTCGTAGGACCAGCTGGTTCTTTTGGTTGCAATTCTTGTTGTTGCCTCTGAAGAATCATGAGTTTCTCTGTGACATCAGAGAGATTCTTGATCATGTTGGCTGCTACTTCATACGCTCTTGGGTGCTGCGATTCTCTCGCCACTTCAAGAATACCGTCCAAAGCCTCGTTACCCTTTTCGATAAGGTTGTAATAATTAGAACGAGAATAGTCAGCGTCAGGATTATCAGCTGATCTGTCTGACTCATGAATAGTAACACTTTTGTTTTCCTCCTTTACTGCAGGAATATAATCAGTGTTAAGTATTTCGGCTAGATTTTTATCTACTTCACTCATAAATTATGTAATGTTTGGATATTCTTCAATTGTTTCAGTAAAGCCGAAGTCGCTATTAGCGTTTGCGTTAGATGGGTCTGGTGTTACTGTCAAGTTGACCAACTGATTATCATTAAGATCAAATGTATTTATTGTATATGCAGTATTAGTGACTGCGCCTGTTAATTTTTTGCCAATAAACAAAGCGCCAGCAACATCGGTAACAATTATTTGATTTGCTCTATTATCCCAAGCCTTAACAAACCCAGAGGCATTAGCAGCATTGATAGTTTTTCCTTCAAACACCAGCTCGCCTATTTTGTAATCACCAGAACCAGAACTCAGATTAATCTTTCTTTCACCTGTTTCGATATAAGTGCTGTCATAAGTATTTGCTGTGACCTTGCGAATAATCTTGGTGTTGCCATTAATCGGTCCATAAAGATACGCTTTGACTGTAAATGTCAGCGTCCACACTAGTGTTCTTAATTGTTCTGATGTACCAACATCATCAGACACAGAATAATCAACAGACTCAAGTATAATTGGAACATCGACATTGTTACCAACATCAGCAAGGTCAACTGTTAGTGTATAGTCTGGTGTGAAGTATGGAAGAATTTGCTCTATGAGTTGCGTGCCATCTTCAGTGTTTCTGACAAATATGTTCAGCTGAAAGTTATAGTTGTATGGTGCAATGTGAGCAGATTTAATTGTCGTATTTGAGTTTGGACTAAATTCTTGAGAAAATAAACTTCTTTTGCGCAAAGGGTCGTATGTGATTGATGTGAGTTCAAACGACATGCGTGGTAATGTAATCTGAGTTCTTTGGTCTAGCCCAGGATCTTGCTGTAAACGCTGGTAAAACTTTTCTTTAGCCATATATGACAAAGGAACAGTGATTCGTTCGATCTCTGTTGTTCCTGCTTTATCGTATCTGACTAAACGAATGTTGTTGAACATCGTGCCGAATGCTACGACCAGTTTTCTTGTAATTCTGTGATAGAAATGCTGTCTAGAAAGCATTATTCGTTACTCGTTCCAAATGGATTTAATTCTGTCCAATCAAGAACATTATCAGCCTCGTTTTCAATCTCAACATTGTCATCGAAGCCGTCGTTAGCATCTTCCATAGTGTCAACAGTTCCCATTGACCACGAAGCACCTGAAGTGACACCAACGATCGCAACATTATTGGTAAACTCACCTTTGATGTTTCGAAGTTTCAAAATGCGATTTGGTTTGTTCCAATCAGCAACATATGCTCTTGCGGTAGAAGCAGCCAATGACGCGCCTTGATAGACAATTTCCATATCGTCATAAGTGCCAGTGCCACCAGCATTCATTGTGTAGTCCAATGCAAATGCTTCAAGATTTCCAATGTTATCAATCTCTTCAACGCCAGTTTTTATCAACTCGCCGTTGTATCTAAATGTTTCTATTGTAAGCCCATACATATACGGTGCTTGTTTTCCTGCTTGGAAGAAGTTCTTTTCTTCCTCAACCTGTTTTATCTCTAACAATTTTTGTTGAACAGGAAGATAGATTAGATCGCCTTCTTTTGGCGTGTTGCGAATTGTTGTAGAGATTGCACGCTCAAAGGTTCTTCGTGCAACAGCAACCTTTGCTGTCTTTTGAATTTCTAAACCAAACTTCGCAAAAAATTCCTGATTACCTTCAAACTCATTGAAAGTCTCAAGGTACATATCTATTTTATATGCAGCGTTAAAGTATTTAACTGGATCATCGCCAAAGATTTCATCTAGCGTTGATTGAGAAGATCTAGGCAAATAATAGATATCA